ATGAGTCAACATCAATATTACCCACAGCTGAAATGGAAGCCTGCTGAATATGAATCTCTGATGCTTTTAGATCAAACTACGCTCTCTGGTTTTACTCCGATCATTACCATTCCAGACATAGACTGGGATTATGAAAACGAATGCTACAAGAAGAGTTTGAGTTCTTACTTATCTGACTTCGGTATTAACCTTGCGGCATCCTGGAAAGCCAATCGTCCTGTTTTGCTGGATGTTAAATATTTAGATAAACATGGTTCGAGCCGCCATCATCCTCTAGATATGTGTATCCAAGATGCTAGAGTAAATGGTAAGGAAATTATCCCTGTTGTCTCTCCCGCATATTCAACAAACTATATACATGCTGTTCAACGCAACTTAATCAATGGGCTCGCTATATCTATCACCCCCCAGACATGGCACCAATTCACAAGTCTGGTTAACCACTTAAATATTCATCCTAGTTTAATTGATGTAATCATTGATTTTGGAGATATTCAAAACGCAACTGATAGTTTAAAACAACAAGCATTAAGCATGGTCAACACATTATCAGGCCAAGCTCCGTGGAGAAACTTGATTTTATCTTCAACCGCATACCCTGCATCACAGGCAGGGATACCGCAACATCAAGTTCATCATATTCCGCGCCATGAATACGATCTTTGGATGTATGTAGTACAGAATTTTAGCAATGGAAGAACGCCAAGTTTTAGTGATTATCCCACCGCTAGCTCTACCATTACGAGCGTAGACCCACGCTTCATGTCTCAGTATGTCTCAGTGAGATATTCGAACGATACCTCATGGATCTTTGTAAAAGGTACCGCAGTTAAAGGAAATGGATGGGGCCAAACTAAAAACTTATGTACTACCCTTGTTAGTTCGCCAGAGTATCACGTCTTTGGCTCCAAATTTAGTTGGGGGGATGATTACATTTACCAAAGATCATTAGGCGCTAACAAATCTGGCGGCTCTAAAGAATGGCGTAAAGTTGCACATACGCACCATATTACGTTAGTCGTGAGACAGCTTTATTGGTTGGCGCAGACTCAGCCTGCCAAGCCTTAACTTTCCAGCCTACGCGTTTCTTTAAGGCTGTTCTGACTTCAAGCCTGAGATTCGCTATTGGAATATTTTCCGCAATAATATTCCATAACTCAAATCGGGGCTTGCTTTTGATTCCTTTGGAATAGCCCCATCGTTCAAGTACGTCGATACATTCATCTTTCCAAAGCAATTGAGCGAGCATCAATGAGTTATGGTTTCGATTAAGCTTTTCTCCACGCATGTGCTTTATAAGAATGGCGCCTTTTGGCCCAACAGAAACCGTTTTAACGCCCCACCAACCTGGGATTAACTTTAATGCTCCCTCAAGATGTTTCTCAGCTACGACAAGAGTAACCTTGTCCATTACAGAAGAATAATGCTTGATTTGAAGAGGCAAACGCTCCAAAGAGTCATATTCACTTTTGAGCTCGTACCCGTGTATAACACCATTTATTACAGCAATGTCTGCTCTACTGGCGCCAAGGGATATGGAAAATTCATCGACCACAAGGCAGTCAGGATCTAAATGCGATTCTTTCAAAAGCTTATGATGCACCGCGAACCTAACATCTTGATCTTTCATGACTTCTCCTTACTCCCTCCGTTACTGAATTATAGCGCACTGCATTTTACTGCATTTGAGAGATTTGACCACTTCAATCACAAAATGCTTATCTGCAGCAACAAGATTCATAGCCATACGACTATGGTGATTACCTTTTGTCTGGAAAACTGACCATTCCACGAAGATCAGATAGGTCTATAGAATCTTGGTTTGTCATAGCGTTCGCCTTACTTTGAGATGAACCTTTGCTGCATAGGAGATCAGCCCGTCAAGGCTCACCAGCACTAACTGACTACTCAAAGGCTCATTCCAAAGGGTTTGGTTCGACGTGGTTGAGTGCGCTGCGGTGCGCGGTGAAATACCTGTACAAAAATGCCCCGCATCTGCGAGGCATTTTCCTGAAAGTCACTTGTTAAATTTCAGTGAAATTAAAATTATTTTAAGCACTGCGTCCTGATGTACTCCTGCAAGTAGTTAACCTGCGCGGTTATCTTGTCGATTCCACTTCGGAGACGGTAATAATTGAGTTCAGCATCTGCTGTAAGTCCTGGGCTTTCTCCATTGCCCATGCCGCTGGCTCCGGTCGTTGACTTTGCACAGGTGGCGGCGACTTGCAGGCGCTTACGCCCAACAGAAACATCAGCACGTAGACTTTCGATAGTCGCGTTAGCATCAGCAAGCTCCTTTGTGTATCTGGCGTCGAGTTCTGCTACATCACGTTGACGCTTCTGCATGTCAGCGATGGTGGCGTTCGCCTTCTCCAGTTCACTGGCCTTGTTATCGCGCTGCTCTTTGTAGGCGATTGCGTTATCACGGTAATGATTAACAGCCAATGACAGGCAGACGATGATGCAGATAACCAGAGCGGAGATAATCGCGGTTACTCTGCTCATTGTTTCCCCCACAAACAGACTTCACGCTCAATCTCACGGCGAGTCATCAGTCCTTTCCATTGATTACCGCCAGCGTATGTCCAGCGCCGTAGCTGATCACATGCGCCTTTAATATCACCCTGGTTTATTTTGCGAAGAAGCGTCGATGTTCTGAAATTTCCAGCACCAACGTTGTAAACGAACGAGTAAAGAGCGCCGCGCGTTGTTTCCGGTATATCGACTTTGATGTACGGGTTAATTTGTCTGGCGACCGTGGCAAGGTCTTTATTCAGGAGAGCTTTGCATTCTGCTTCGGTATACGTTTTACCGAGCATGATGTCTTTTCCAGTGTGTCCGTAACATACAGTCCATACGCCAACAATATCTTTGTATGGTATGTAACTGACACCTTCCAGACCATCGTTACCACTCGGACCAGTGATGAGCACAGACGCTATGGCAACAGCCCCACCACCAATAGCAGCAGCAACAGCCTTGCGTAATGATGGCGACATTATTCACCTCTCGCAGCCTTACGCTTATCTTCTTTAATCTTGAAATAAAGGTTTGTCAGGTACGTCAGCAGGCCAAATACCAGACTACCCAGCACACCTATTGCCGCCCACTGTGATGGCGTGACTTTATCGAGCAACTGTAAAAACCAGTAGCCAGCACTGCCTGCAGAGGTGCCATAGGCGACACCTGTTGTTAACTTATCCATTGATTTCATAACCCCACCTCGCAGATGCGGGTGCTGTGTAATGGAAATAAAAAGGCCACCTGACGTGGCCACCAGATTATTTCCCCACCAGCTCGTTTATCTCTTTCACCGTCTGGTTAAACCGCTCTGACTCAAGCTCAACACCTAAGGCCCGACGCCCCAGCGCCATTGCTGCTTTTATTGTGGAACCGGATCCCATAAAAAAATCAGCAACCAGATCGCCTGGTCGACTACTGGCATTGATTATTTGCCGGAGCATATCCGCAGGCTTCTCACACGGATGTTTACCCGGGTAGAACTGAACGGGTTTATGCGTCCAGACGTCGGTATAAGGCACGGAAACTGATACGGAGAAATAGCGCCGGAGAGTTTTAAACTCATCCAGCAATTCAGAATATTTGCGATTCAGTGAATCATAAGATGCCACCAGCTGGTGGTGTGGTTGTTCCAGTTGTTGTTCCTGAAACTTCTCTGCCGCTATACGGGAAAACAGTGCCTGCAACTTCCGGTAGTCAGCCTCATTCGGCAACTGCCACTGACTGGCACCAAACCAGTGGGAAACCATGTTTTTCTTACCAGTGGCTTCGGCAATCTGTTTTGCCGTTATACCCAGTTCGGCACGAGCATCCCTGAAATACGAAATCAGCGGTGCCATTATGTGCTGTTTGAGTTGACTTTCTTTTGCCGCATAGCCGTCACTTTTGCCGCGATATGGCCCCTGGTAATGTTCAGCAAACAGAACGCGTTCTGTTGCGGGAAAATATGCGCGCAGACTTTCTTTATTACACCCGTTCCATCGTCCGGACGGCTTCGCCCAGATAATATGGTTAAGAACGTTGAAACGTTCACGCATCATGATCTCGATATCAGATGCGAGGCGATGTCCACAGAACAGGTAAAGGCTTCCGGCAGGTTTCAGCACCCGCCAGAACTGAGCCAGACAGTGGTCCAGCCACTTCAGGTAATCTTCGTCCCCTTTCCACTGATTGTCCCAGCCGTTGGGTTTCACCTTGAAGTACGGCGGATCGGTAACAATCAGGTCAATGGAATCATCAGGCAGGGACTGAATAAAATGCAGGCAATCAGCGTTGATTAAATCAACACTGTTTATTTTTACAGTATTTTTCATGGATCAGTAAGCGTAACTCTGGTAGGCTCACTCTGCTTTTGCGCTAAAGCAGTGGGCCGTGGTTCGCTTGTGACCAGTAAGCATGAGCGAATGGCTGGCAGGTGCTACCAACACCCACCAGCCGCCCATTTTCACAAATTAAAAGCCCTTCATTGCTGAAGGCGTCTGTAACAGCCGAACTGGTAATCTGCCAGCCCCGCCATAACCAACTGGGTCAGTATTAACTGACAGCGTTCGCGTGAAAGGTATGTGTTTTGTGCAATCTCCCCGACTGTTGCCGGTTCGATGCTTAATTCATTAAAAACCACTTTCGCCGTTTCTGTCATATCTTGCTGTTTTAGCATGTCTTTTTACCTTCATGGTTAACATGACATACCAATAACTCTTGTCTAAAAAGCCAGCAAGATAAAAAATCAGTATTCACTACCACCAGCGTGTTTACCGTACTGCACCAGGTTTACAGGTACAAAAAAACCCGCTCGACAGCGGGTTTAAGCTGTGTGGCGAAGTAACACTCTTAACAGATTACAAGAATTTTTGCGGACCGCGTTAATGATTTTTAATCCCAAAGTCGTATTATTCGTTTTTTACTGTAGGAGTTAATAGGTTTATATTATGTTAGATACACTATCTTTCACTGAACGTGACGAGTTCCAACGAAGAAACATCGCTGAAAATATCATCAAGTTGCTAAAACCAGAGGCAGACATTTCACCACTGGTAATAGACGGCGCATGGGGAACAGGGAAAACAGAATTTAGTATCAAACTGAAAAATCTCATTATTGAGCAAGAAACTGAATCTAAAGTTGTTTATATTGATGCCTTTAAAGGGGATCATGCAGAATCTCCATTACTTCTCATAACCTCTGCAATTGCCAGCATTTTGCCTGAGGAAGAAAAACAACACTTCATTAAGAGATCTCTTCCTGCAATTCGCTTTGGTTTAAAAACGGTACTAAAAGCTGGTGCAGGTTGGTTTTTACGACAGGAGGCTAGTGAAGTTGCCGAAGAATTCCAAGATGCGATGAAGAAAGCAAGCAATGCAGCAATAGATGGGACTATTGAAAATTTGCTTGAAGACCATATGGACTCAGAGAAAAACATAAATTCACTTAAATCCTGCATCGAAAGCATATCAAAAAATCAAAAAATCGTAATTATAATTGATGAATTAGACCGATGTAAGCCGAGTTTTTCAACAAATGTCATTGAAACAATAAAACACATTTTTGACATCAATAATGTCTTTTTTATTTTAGTTACAAACACAGAACAATTAAAAGCATCTATAAATCATATTTATGGTTATAGCATTAACTCACAAAAGTATCTTGACAAGTTTATAAAATATACCATCACGCTTCCAGATACATGTTTGATAAATGGTCACAACGTATGTAAAGCCTCTGTTATATATTGGGATTACCTTGTAGAAAAAACAAGCTTATTGAATAAAATCAATAGATTATCAGGTTACTTTATCCGTGATTTAATTCAACGAACCAACTTATCATTACGTGAAACACAAACATTTTCACGCAATCTTAACATTTTCCAACTGTTAAACGACGATGAGAACAAAAGCAGTGATCCTTTAATAAATATGATCTTTGTCGTAGCTGCCTTCATACATTGCTTTGGTAACAAGGAAAAACTAAAACAAGAAATTACCGCTGAATCTATATCTTATTTAGCAGACCTGCTTAACATAAAAGAAATACCTTATTCTTATGAGAGAAGATCGCAAATCCCTGAAATATCGATTGTATTCTTCGGAATAATTAAAGACAGTATTACTCTTAATGAGCGATTTGCCCCTAAAAGTGATGAAGAACTTAAAAAATTCACAAATGTTTATACTGATTATGAACACATAAATTTTTGGAGTACTACACCCAGAGAGTTATTGATAAAATATATTAATCAAATGTCATTCATCCAGTAAATAATACGCCCCATGCAGGGGCGTATTATTAAACGTCCAAATCTAATGTTAGATCTAGCATGGAAAGGCAGCCATCAATAAATCCTTCGGCTAGCTGTATTTCTATACGTATCAATTTCTCATCTTTTTTACGAGCCTTGGCGAGCTTTCTTTTAGAGATACCGTATAGGTAATGGGCAACAAGAAGCGAATGTTCGTCCGGCCTTTTTTGCTTTAGACGAGCAAGACAACCTTCAATAATTAAGGCATCACTATCCGAACAAGCCAAGCGTTTCTTGCTTGTATAGGGAAGAAGTCCCTTAAACCCAGCGGCTATAGGTGAATAATCAACGCCTGAACTATCACTCGCCGCCCATGCCCCCCAACGCTCCAGAACCATCTGAATATCACGCATCAACTTTCTCCACCAAATCAGGCTAGCACACCAATTGCCAACACACGGTCGATAAAACGAAATATCAGCTCCAGCTGGGAGCCATACTTCTCTTCAAATGCCACGGTATCCGCATGCAGCTCGTCGTGATGCTTTCTGCACAAAGGCAACACAAAGAGGTCATGCGCTTTTGTACTCATTCCCCCCTGACCGTGGCCTATCAGGTGGTGGGGATCATCAGCAGGCTTTCCACAACATGCACACGGCTGTGTCTTAACCCAGCGCGTGTACTTTTCATTAACCCAGCGGCGACGTTTGGGGCGTAACATAAAAGACTCCGGCGACTCCGGCTCCACTTTCAGCGCCAGCACCTTTTTCGCTTTATCCTGCATGATGCTGGTGGCTGGAACCGAAGGCACAAGGTCACTTTCCCGGGTGACAGACGGCACAACAGGCTTCGGTAATCTCAGTGCCTTACGGGCTGCGCTTTCCGGTAAGGCATCCGCCAGATCATTACGAACCAGCCACCAGCACAGTTCCGGCATTGTCACAACGTGACTATCATCAAAACCGAGATCCCGACGCACAACAGACAACACCCAGCGGGCACAGTTATCCGTTGCCATTGATTCCAGCCGTTCCGTGAACTGATCGCGCAGTTGGTTATCGCAGTGCCAGCACAGACGGATTGCGCCAGGCGCGTGTCGCATTGTGGTCATGTTCTCGCTGTGCCAGTTGGAATGAGGCCACTGGCAGCCTTTTTCACGAAGTAACCAGCTTTCAAGACATTCCACGCCACCAGCACGACGGATCACTGCCTCATTGCGGAACACGGCCCGAACGGCAGGATCATCCGCCAGCGGTTGTGATGCCGCCGGAACGGCACCACTGGCGAAAGATGAATAACGTTCCGGCTCAGGCTCCAGCAGTACACGCCCCTGCATAAACAGGGGCATCAACTCTGAACCTGGCCTGAACAATACGATCCCCATACGCGGGGCAATTTCAGGGGTCAGTAGTGCTCTCACGGTCACCTCAATGAACGGTATCGAGCAGCTTTAACAGCTCAGGGAATCGGGATTCGAAGAAATGCGGCTGCGTCTCGCGCGGATTTGCAGGACTGGTGATGTTCTTGCCGAACATGCAGCCTTTCGCCGTCAGCGACCAGAATTTTTTGATGTTGTTAATCGCTGTACGGCTGTATCGTTCGCGCTGTTCGACGATCCCCAGCTTCGCCATCTGGTGATATGCCTGATTAGCCGTAAGGCGGATACCATACTGTTTCAGCAGTGCACTCAGCGACAGTGTCGGGCGACTTGAGCCATCAGGCGCGTCAGCAGGAGCATCAATGGCATAGCGCGGTGCCAGATTCGGTAAGCCAACAGCCTCCTGGAGTTTCTGACAGGCCCCAAGCACTGAAGAGTTAGACAGGTTTAACTCCCTGCGCATAAAGTCCAGCAGAATCACTCCAGCCTGCATCTTGTCAGCAGCCTGCCCGGATAATTTTTCCGGTGCGCTGGTTACCATATCGAAAGTACGGATCACCTTCAGATGGAATGACGGGCTGATCCACATTGCATAGGCATACACCAGTTCTTTGCAGACATACGTCCCCTGGTTATTTCCGCCATTAATGACGCTAACTGGTTGATTTTGTTCCAGAGGCGGAATTCCACCCTCGGTGAAAAGTTGTTCAATCAATTCACAGGTTTGCTTATTGGAGAGCCAGTATTTCGGGCGGTTTTTTTGTTCTCCCCCGGCTGCCCTGTGCAGATCGTTCAGGCTGTAACGCCCATAAGCATCACGACGAACTTCAATACCATCAATGACCATCAGATTATTCATACTTCGTTTCTCCTCTTGATCAGGCGGCTGCACCCGCCGTTTTCTCGTACTTACTGATAGTGATCTCGACCTTCCCTTCCGGGATAACCGGTCCCCACTCCACCAGCATTCTTTTCACCTGGCTGTCGTCTTCCCACACACCCGCGTGGGTCAGGGCGTCAAACAGCGCCTTGTTATAGTTGTCCAGATCGCGGATCCGGTTATCCGGAGGAAACAACACGATCTCCACTGAAGCAGGTGCCGACGTTGGTTTCGGCAGACGACGTAACTGCTCAACTATTGCTGTGCACGCCGCACTTTGGAATTTTCGCCCCGCCGCGCTTATCAGGCTCTTACCAGCAAATGCCCCTTTGTTGGGGTGTCGCCAGTAGGTGTTCACGCTGGGTGGAAAAGGCAGAATCAGCTTCATACTTTCAGCCCCCTCTCATGTAACCAGTGGGCTGCACGCAGCCTTGCGTTTTCCTCACCGGCAAGCAGTGAGCGGATAATCCCGACCGCCTCGCTGTCGTCGTCCTTCACCGCGGTATGAAGCGTGATCCCCCGGGCCACACCACGCTTTATCGTGATGACGCCTTTTTTCTCCAGTGCGCGAAGATGCTCCACCGCTGCATTCACCGAACGGTATCCCAGCATGGTTGCCACCTCCTGATTGGTTGGCGGGAAGCCGCGTTCTTTCTGATAAGAAATCAGCATATCCAGCACCTGCTGCTGGCATTGAGTTAACGTCGTCATGCCGCCATCTCCCTGACCAGTTTTTCTGCCTGCTGGCGAATCTGCGCCAGAAAGGCCTCACCACATGCCTCAAGTTCATCGCGCCCGATGTAGCTGATTGCCGGTCCCTTCCAGGTCTTGTCGAAAACAGCAATAGCACCAGCGAAGAAAGCGCCTGTCGGCACCTGCTTCTCATCCTTCGGGATAAACCAGGCAGGCAGTTCAAAACCAATACGCCCGCGAATAAAAGCAATATGATCTACATCTTCCGGCCACCACACTTCGCTGGTGGCAGCTTTGATCAGGAAAACATAGCGCCCGCCTTTATCACGCATGGCACTGGCATGCTTCATGATGTAACGCATGCCGGTGATGTATTGCCCCCATGCTGACTGGCGCGGCTGTATGGGGGATTACCAAAGGCAGCACCTTTAAGCTCCGCAAGGCGTTCTGACCAGTCATGCGCCAGCGCGTTGTCTTCCGCCGTGTAATACGCAGCACATTTGGCGTTATCACCGTCAGTGAACAGATCCAGAACAAACGGGCCAAACAGGGTGTTAATTCCCCAGAAAATGTTGTCCGGCGTGCGCCACTGATCGCCCACTTCCTTCAGTTCATGGGCTGGTTTGTTCCGCAGTTCCACCAGCGCCTGGCAATATTTATTACTCATTAAGCCCCCACGTAATTCCCTGAGAGATACCACTCTTCACCTGATGCAGCCCGCTTACTGCTTTTCCGTAAACACCGTTCACGACGCGCCAAAAAATTGTTTCGTTCTGGCAGGGAGTGGCTTTCACGGAATGCCGCCATCCACACCGTTGCAGCACGACGGTATAAGCCCCTGGACTCCAGTTCTTCCGCCTGGCGGGTCAGGCACAAAATCACCCGCGGGTCGTTAGTGCCGACATAGAAATTGCGCACAGGTCTGGTTTCACGAACTGGTTGTGGTTCCGGATCCTGCGCTCTCTCAGTCAGGCGCGGGAAATGTCTGTGTGTATCTCCTTCACAACGGTGAGCCACACGCCCACTCTGACGTAACTTGCTTGCTGACTGCAGAACGCGCTGCCGTGAGTAACCTGCAAAAGCATCCGCAATGTCTCCGGAAGTACAGCCCGGATGGGCTTCAATGAATTTCTGAACGTCATTCAAAAGACTCATGCTCACCCCCTGAATCCTGCCGGGATCTGGCTGTAGTCCACATTGTCGTAACTGGCTTTGAAGTACGGGTCTTCGCGTTTTTCTGTGTACGTGCTGACGGACGGCGATAAGCGCAGGGAAAGCTCATCCCATTTTTCCCGCAGCTTCGACGGGCTGAGCACGTTACGGCACCAGAACGGATCGCGGCTGACGCGGCTGTACATCTCGCAGATTTGTTTGTGAGTACGACCATCCTGCACACACATCAGGCGAATTTCGTTTGCCCAGGCTGTCCAGTTCGGTTCTTTGGGACGAACCACCTCGCCGTCACATTCGGCAGCCTGCTCGTACAGGGCGATGATTTTTTTCCAGAGCCACTGTGCGCAGGTCAAATCATCCTGCGTCCCCCACTGGCGCTTTTTAGGGCTGAATACAACCGCATCAGGATGGCGAGTTAAAAAATCCTGTTCATCCGTCTGCGTGTCCGGTTGCGAAGCGTCCGGACGAGAAGGTTTTTTATCTGACGGATCATGTTTTGATTTTACTGACGGATCCCCGCCAGATTCTGACGGGTGAAAACCCGCTTTTTTGCCAGATTTCGACGCATCAAATTTTGACGGGTCAGATTTTGATGCGTCAGATTTTGACGGGTCAGAATCTGACAGTTGAGAAAATGCCGCTGCCTGAAGCTTCGCAACGTTAAGCTGATAAACATTCGACGCATTGCGGTTACCCTGGCGACGCGCCTTACGCGTTAACCAGCCTTCTGCTTCCAGCCGTGCGATAGCCGTTCTGACGGTACTCATCCCCGCGCCAATCTGACGGGCAATGGTTTCAATTGATGGCCAGCACACACCTTCGTCATTACTGAAATCAGCCAGGCGGGCCATAATTGCCACGCTGGATAACTTCATGCCTGATGCAGCGCAACCATCCCATACATAGCCGGTTAATTTAGTGCTCATGACCGACCTCTATTTCCCTGAATTTACGACGAAACTGTTCGAGCGGGCTGAAGCACTCATGCTCATAGCCTTCGCGGAGGTAGATAACCCGTTGTGTTTCCGGTTCCCAACGAATGACTCTGACGGGCACTCCGTAGTGATCTTTGAACCAGCGGTTAACTTGTCGCAAAGGACTGTCTCCTTCTGCCGGTTGAAATCACCCACAGCCCACTCTGCAAAGCTGTGGGTTACAATTTCCCTGTCACCTGGTACATTTACTGCATAGCAATACTCCACCTTCGCTTTTCCACCCGGTACAGGAAGCGCAATCAGTTGCGAGCGACGGTAGTGTGTTGTTAAACTGTTCATGCGTTAGTTTCTCCACAACCAGAAGCAATCGACGCCACGACGCCCGGAGCTGCACACTCGCGGGCGTCATTACTTTCTGAAATGCAAAAAATTTTGTAGACAAGTGCTGCATGCTCCTGCAGCTTCGAAATTGAGAGATACAGCTCGTCGTTAATTGCTGTCTTCTCATGCGGTTCCACTACACCGTCTTCGATTGCTGAACGAATCTGTTTTGAATAACTGCCGATCTGTTCAATGACTTCCAGCAGACGCTGGTTAATATCGGCGTTGTCCACATCCTCGACGTCAGGAAGAGACACAAAGACGCCATTTGCAGACTGCGCCACAGCGTCAGCAATGAAGTGAGTTCCACCAGCACGTTGCAAAATCATTGCCCATCCCAGCGGGAAAATCTGATCGCCATCGGCACGAAGGCGGTTAAATAATGCGTTCTCTGTTACATCCAGCCAGTCAGCTGCTTCAGCGTAACCCCCCGGCAACGCTGCGATAGTTTTTCTGACAGCTTTCACGTACCACTCAGGCTGTTTTTCTACTTTCCAGTGATGCTTACCCACGGTTCACCTCCTGTTCCTGTGGTTTAAACCCATTCTGGTTTTGGCTAGATTGAAAACGTGCCGGATAAAGAATCTGCATTTCGCTGACTTCACCCTTAAAAAAATTGGCTAAACGTTCTGCAAGCTCGATAGATGGAATCTGCTCCAGCCTCTCAATACGACTCAACGTCGCTGGATTGACTTGAACACCCGCAGCAACATGCTGCAAAGTGAAACCATGCGCCTTACGCACATTTCGTAATGGTGATTGCATATGCCCTCCAAATATTGCGCGTTATGCATGTTATTTCACGCAATTATTTTGCGCAAGTTGATTTGCTTATCACGCAATAAAGAAATGTAATAAACGCATGAACATAGGAAACCGAGTCAGACAACTTCGCCAAGCGAAGAACATGAAAATCGCCGATCTCGCTGAAGCAATAGGAGTAGATGCGGCGAACATCTCGCGCTTAGAAACGGGTAAGCAAAAACAATTTACCGAACAAACACTGAGTAATATTGCCAAGAGCTTAGGTGTTGATATTGCTGATCTCTTTACCTCTGCCCACAAAAGTAATACTGTATATAAAAACAGTAATAATGAGGATGTTGCGCAGGTGAAGGATGTGTTCCGTATTGAAATGCTGGATATCAGTGCCAGTGCGGGAAATGGCCTTATCCAGGGCGGTGATGTCATTGATGTGATTCATGCCATCGAATACAGAACTGATAATGCTGTATCAATGTTCGGCGGACGACCAGCCAATCACATCAAAGTTATCAACGTTCGTGGGGACAGTATGTGTCCAACCATTGAGCCAGGAGATCTCATCTTCGTTGATGTCAGCATCAATCAGTTTGATGGTGATGGTATATATGTCTTTGGTTTTGATGACAAAATATACGTTAAAAGACTTCAAATGATTCCTGACAAACTGCTGGTGATTTCTGATAACCAGATTTACCGTGAATGGGGAATTACTAGCGAAAACGAACACCGATTCATGGTCTTTGGAAAGGTCTTAATCAGTCAGTCGCAAACCCTTAAGAGACATAATTAACCTCAATATCCCATCCATCGGCCACCGAAAGGTGGCTTTTTACTACCTATAAATTTGCATACCTCGCAAATATCACTTGCATATCTCGCAATTTAATTTTATCTTTTGTTCCAGACCAACTACAGGATTACAACAAAATCTGGTTGCAACACGGTGCATGTGTCGTAAGCAGTCAGTAAATGTCAAAAACGAACAGGCAGGACGCCCACGAAGTAGCCGCCTGGGGCATATGAAGTCCAGGATGATTCGTTAGCAACAAAAAAGCGCCCTACAGGACGCTTAGCTCTTTAGCAATCTGGATATCCACAACAGTAGTAATCTACAGATTGCCGTTAAGTTTTCTGGACAACTCCTCAATGGATGGAGGCGATACGTAATCCGGATTTTTATTCATCAGAAACTTATTTTCACAGTGGAGGCACCTGCTTTTATGAAAAAGCTCATCTTCGCTAACCGGGAATGGTTGAAGTATCGATACTATCTTTTGTCCAAAACATTTTGGGCAAAGATGCATGGTTATGCTGCCACCGTTCACGATTACCTCCTTCGAGTATACAAAAGTACCCGACTCAAGTTGGTTAAGGATATAGCCTTCCGTCTGAGCCTCAAAGTTTTCGAATTCTGCAATTTTAGCTTTGAGAGAAGCATTTATTTCTTGATAAGAGCCCACCAGTTCAACGAGAGACACGCATTCGCGCTGAATAGACGCAAGCTTTGAGTTCAGCTCACCAATAGCCGCATTTACTTCAGCTTGAGTTTTTGCCTCGTTCATTAGTTTTGCAATCTGGGCTGTTTCACGAATAGCCGTCATTGCTGCCGTTAATTCAGCGATCACATTGAATACTCTTATTGTTGTTGGGGATATCCAGATTAACCGAATCCTTGTTGTTGGGGAATAACCAGGTCCACCTCGCCTGATGTGGCTAAAAGCAGGCACATAACAGCTAAGTATTTTCAACCAGAGAGAATCCTTAGCGTTGTGGTGAATGCGGCTCAGCGCACGCGGGTTAAGGTTGAGGCTGACAGTCGACCTTCTGTGGATACCCACCCGCCTGGTGTGCAACCTTCGCCAGGCACCGGGAGGCACCCGGCACCACAACTTTATGCTGTGTGTAGTCCTGGCGGTACCAGTTTGTACCCTTGCTTCCGGCTGGTACCGTCCTTTTTTGCAAAACAGAGAAGAGCATCACCGGACGACGGGCTCATAACCCAATCCATCCGGGCGGCTGCCACCGCAGGTGTTCTTCTCTGTTTTGTGGAGAAACCAACCGACCTTGCAGGGTCGATATGATGAGGAGCAGCAAAATGGCTAGCGAACGCAGTACTGATGTGCAGGCATTTATCGGGGAGCTGGACGGCGGCGTATTTGAAACCAAAATCGGCGCAGTTCTCAGTGAGGTCGCTTCCGGTGTGATGAACACGAAAACCAAAGGGAAGGTCTCACTCAATCTGGAAATCGAACCGTTTGATGAGAACCGTGTGAAAATCAAACACAAACTCTCATATGTTCGCCCAACTAACCGCGGGAAAATTTCCGAAGAAGACACCACCGAAACGCCGATGTATGTCAATCGCGGTGGTCGCCTGACTATTCTGCAGGAAGACCAGGGACAATTACTGACTCTTGCCGGTGAACCTGACGGAAAACTCCGCGCAGCAGGTCATTAATATCGTTTTTAATAAACTGATTATTTCTCTCATCACTGAATATTTTTATATAGTGAGGACTTATTATGTCTCAGAACTTAGACGCAACCGCAATTAATCAAATCCATGCCCTTATTTCTGCTCAGGGTGTTAATGAAATTATCAGTAAGATTGGTGCCGATGCTGTGGCATTGCCTGAGAATTTCCGCATTCATGATCTGGAAAAATTTAATTTAAATCGCTTCCGTTTCCGTGGTGCGCTTTCCACTGCCAGCATCGATGACTTTACCCGTTATTCTAAAGATCTTGCAGATGAAGGCACCCGCTGCTTTATCGATGCCGATAATATGCGAGCCGTCAGTGTGCTTAACCTGGGTACTATTGATGAACCAGGTCACGCAGATAACACTGCCACTCTCAAACTGAAAAAGACAGCACCGTTCTCTGCTCTGTTGTCTGTTAACGGCGAGCGTAACTCCCAGAAGTCACTGGCAGAATGGATCGAAGACTGGGCCGACTACCTTGTGGGCTTTGATGCTAATGGTGACGCCATTCAAGCAACAAAAGCGGCTGCGGCAGTCCGTAAAATCACGATTGAAGCAAACCAGACCGCTGATTTTGAAGATAATGACTTCAGCGGCAAACGCTCCCTGATGGAGTCTGTCGAAGCGAAGACCAAAGACATTATGCCAGTGGCATTTGAATTTAAATGCGTTCCGTTTGAAGGTCTGAAAGAACGTCCGTTTAAATTACGCCTCAGCATTATCACTGGCGATCGTCCTGTACTGGTTCTGCGCATTATTCAGCTGGAAGCGGTGCAGGAAGAAATGGCTAACGAATTTCGTGATCTGCTTGTTGAGAAATTCAAAGACAGCAAAGTAGAAACCTTTATTGGTACTTTCACCGCCTGATTTCATTACTGCAAATGCCCCTGCGGGGGCATTTATGGAAACGTAATTAACTCAATAATCACCGGATGGTGAGGGCTTCCTTTTACCAGAATTCAGCGCGGTGCAGTGCATATACGTGGAGAACAAAATGTCATTTATTAAAACTTTTTCCGGGAAGCATTTTTATTATGACAAGATAAATAAAGACGACATCGATATTAACGATATCGCGGTTTCCCTTTCAAATATCTGTCGCTTTGCCGGTCATCTTTCGCACTTCTACAGCGTCGCCCAACATGCGGTTCTTTGCAGCCAGCTGGTGCCGCAGGAATTTGCTTTTGAAGCGTTAATGCATGATGCAACAGAAGCGTATTGCCAGGACATTCCCGCACCACTGAAACGCCTTCTTCCTGACTATAAACGGATGGAAGAAAAAATAGACGCCGTAATCCGTGAGAAATACGGGTTACCCCCAGTTATGAGTACACCCGTGAAATATGCCGATCTCATCATGCTGGCAACCGAACGCCGCGATCTCGGGCTTGATGATGGCTCTTTCTGGCCTGTACTGGAAGGCATCCCGGCAACAGAGATGTTCAACGTGATTCCACTGGCACCGGGTCATGCCTACGGGATGTTTATGGAACGTTTTAACGATTTATCGGAGTTACGCAAATGCGCATGAATGTTTTCGAAATGGAAGGGTTTCTTCGCGGGAAATGTGTACCGCGAGATCTGAAAGTGAATGAAACAAATGCTGAGTACCTGTTACGTAAATTCGACGCGCTTGAAGCTAAATGTGCGGCACTGGAAAACAAAATAATACCAGTGTCAGCTGAACTGCCACCAGCAAATGAAAGTGTTCTGTTATTTGATGCTAACGGAGAAGGCTGGCTGATTGGCTGGCGTTCTCTCTGGTACACCTGGGGACAAAAAGAAACCGGAGAATGGCAGTGGACATTTCAGGTCGGGGACCTTGAAAACGTCAATATCACTCACTGGGCAGTAATGCCAAAAGCACCGGAGGCTGGAGCATAATGACCACATTTACCAATAAAGAACTGATTAAAGAAATCAAAGAACGAATCAGCAGCCTAGAGGTTCGAGACGATATTGAGCGCCGTGCTTATGAAATCGCACTCGTATCTCTGGAAGTAGAGCCAGATGAACGCGAAGCCTATGAATTATTCATGGAAAAGCGTTTCGGTGACTTAGTAGATCGTCGGAGAGCAAAAAACGGCGATAACGAATACATGGCATGGGATATGACTCTCGGTTGGATCGTCTGGCAGCAACGAGCTGGTATCCATTTTTCAACAATGTCACAGCAAGAGGTGAAATAATGGAGCCATACAGCCTCACACTCGATGAGGCCTGTCATTTTCTCAAGATATCCAGACCGACTGCCATTAACTGGATACGCACAGGGCGTCTTCAGGCAACACGCAAAGATCCCACTAAGAATAAATCTCCTTACCTCACAACACGACAAGCCTGCATTGCGGCGCTTCAGTCTCCGCTGCATACTGTCCAGGTGAGCGCGGGTGATGGCATAACAGAGGAAAGAAAATGTCACTCTTCCGCAGAGGTGAAATATGGTACGCCAGTTTCACATTGCCGAACGGTAAAAGATTTAAACAGTCTCTTGGAACAAAGGACAAAAGGCAGGCGACAGAGCTCCATGACAAGCTAAAGGCTGAAGCATGGCGGGTCAGCAAACTTGGTGAAATACCTGATATGACGTTCGAGGAGGCGTGTATCAGGTGGCTCGAAGAGAAAGCACATAAAAAATCACTGGACGATGACAAAAGCCGGATCGGATTCTGGCTTCAACATTTCGCAGGAATGCAACTAAGAGACATTACTGAATCAAAAATTTATTCAGCAATGCAGAAAATGACGAACCGGCGTCATGAGGAAAACTGGAAACTCAGGGCAGAAGCATGCAGAAAAAAAGGGAAACCAGTTCCAGAATACACGCCAAAACCAGCGTCCGTTGCAACGAAGGCAACGCATCTTTCATTTATAAAGGCCCTGCTAAGAGCTGCAGAGCGTGAATGGAAAATGCTGGATAAGGCACCAATTATTAAAGTGCCTCAACCAAAGAATAAACGGATCCGCTGGCTGGAGCCTCATGAAGCACAAAGGCTGATTGATGAATGTCCGGAGCCATTAAAGTCTGTTGTTGAATTTGCACTTGCAACAGGCTTAAGACGCTCGAACATCATCAACCTTGAATGGCAACAAATAGACATGCAGCGCCGGGTGGCATGGATAAACCCGGAAGAGAGTAAATCAAACCGTGCAATTGGCGTTGCGCTGAATGATACTGCATGTCGCGTATTGAAAAAACAAATCGGGAATCATCACCGTTGGGTATTTGTGTATAAGGAAAGCTGTACCAAACCAGACGGAACGAAAGCACCAACAGTCAGGAAGATGCGGTATGACGCAAACACAGCCTGGAAAGCGGCGCTGAGACGAGCAGGTATTGATGATTTCAGATTTCACGACTTGAGACACACCTGGGCAAGTTGGCTGGTTCAAGCCGGAGTCCCGTTGTCAGTGTTACAGGAAATGGGAGGCTGGGAGTCTATCGAAATGGTTCGTCGATATGCTCACCTCGCACCTAATCACCTTACCGAACACGCACGGCAAATAGACTCAATTCTGAACCCATCGGTCCCAAATTTGTCCCAGTCAAGAAATAAGGAAGGTACTAATGATGTGTAACTTGTTGATTTAAATGGTGCCGATAATAGGAGTCGAACCTACGACCTTCGCATTACGAATGCGCTGCTCTACCAACTGAGCTATATCGGCCCTGAAAGGACATGTTCACGAACGTGAATCACGGTGGACAAGGTTAAAACTAACCGGGCGATGCGTCAATGGCCTTGTGAATCAAATGGCTACTTTTGCATCACCCGGTTTTATTTACGCACGAATGGTGTAATCACCAATGCCGATCCACTTGTAAGTGGTCAGTGCTTCCAGCCCCATTGGGCCACGCGCGTGGAGTTTTTGTGTGCTTACCGCCACTTCCGCACCCAGACCAAACTGGCCGCCGTCGGTAAAACGCGTAGAGGCGTTAACGTAAACAGCGGACGAATCCACTTCGTTAACAAAACGCTGGGCGTTGCGCATATCGCGGGTCAGGATCGCATCGGAGTGTTGTGTGCCGTGTTCACGAATATGGGCGATGGCATCGTCAAGATCGCTGACGATTTTGACGTTCAAATCTAATGACAGAAACTCATCGTCATACTCTTCGGCTTTAACAGCAACCACCTTCGCAGGGCCTGCCTGCAACTGCGCCAGTGCAGCTGCATCTGCGTGTAATGTCACGCCGCTTTCCGCCATTTGTTTGCTTAATGCGGGCAGGAAGCTATCGGCGATGTTTTTATTCACCAGCAACGTTTCAACCGTATTACATGTGCTCGGACGCTGAGTTTTCGCGTTGACGATCACTTTTAATGCTTCAGCGATCTCTACACTTTCATCAACGTAAATATGGCATACGCCTATACCACCTGTGATCACCGGGATTGTCGACTGTTCACGGCACAGTTTATGCAAACCAGCGCCACCACGCGGGATCAGCATGTCGATGTATTTATCCATACGCAGCATTTCACTGACCAGCGCACGGTCAGGATTATCAATCGCCTGCACGGCACCCGCCGGTAAGCCGCAGGATTTCAGGGCGTCCTGAATCACCGCCACCGTTGCAGCGTTAGTGCGACACGTTTCTTTGCCACCGCGCAGGATCACCGCATTACCGGTTTTCAGGCACAGCGAAGCGACATCAACCGTCACGTTCGGGCGCGCTTCATAAATCACGCCAATAACCCCCAGCGGTACGCGACGACGCTCCAGACGCAGGCCGCTGTCCAGTACGCTGCCATCGATTACCTGCCCCACCGGATCGGCGAGGTTACACACCTGGCGCACATCATCGGCAATGCCTTTCAGCCGTGCGGGCGTCAGTGCCAGACGGTCAAGCATCGCTTCGCCAAGGCCATTGGCACGCGCGTCAGCAACATCCTGGGCGTTAGCGTTGAGGATGATTTCGCTTTGTGCTTCCAGTTCATCGGCGATTTTTTCCAGCACGCGATTTTTTTCGCGGCTGGAGAGTTGCGCTAATTTATACGAGGCTTGCTTCGCGGCAATGCCCATTTGTTCCAGCAT